TCATCAATACTTTGCGATCTAACATCAGCTGCTCAAGATCATAAAGCTCTGCATACTCTTGGTCATTGAGTTCTCGACCAACTGCTCGTTCCCACAACCACTCTTGGTGGTCGATAACGCGAGCTACCGTTTCTTGCCATGTTTCAAATTGTTTTCCGTCGTCTGAGGTAGGGCGATTGTATGTACGACGTGTGATAACCTGAGCGCGTGTAGATGGTGTATTCATTTATTTCCTTAATTGCCTGTAGAACCAAAACCACCGGTTCCACGGGCTGTATCATTCCAAATATCTTTAAAATCAACCAATTGAACTGGCTGAATTACCAATTGGGCAATTCTGTCACCAATCAAAATTTTGTATGGGTCTTCGCCAATATTTTTTAGCAGGACTTTTAAATTTCCACGATAATCGGAATCAATGACTCCAACAGAATGTGGAATTGTAATGCCTTTTTTCCCTTGCGAGCTGCGATTGAAAATAAAGCCTCCAAAGCCTCGCGGAATTTTGATCGCTATACCCGTATCAACAAGTTTTTGTTCTCCAGGATAAAGCTCACATTCTTCATACGAGAACAAGTCTGCTCCGGCATCTGAGGGATGCGCACGCTTTGGAAGCTCTGCACCTGGCTGTACCATGCACTCCAGTACTGGATTGCTAAGATAGGCTTGCCTGTTAGCATCATAGTATGCGGCTGAAATTGTTGTACTATTCATTTTGTGTAGTTTTCTAAGATATGGTCAATTTCTTTACAGTTGTCGGCTCCTACTGCTTCGGCACAGTGGGTTACTAAGTCCATCAACTGATAGTTTAACATAAGCTGATCTTTGCATTTGTTCAGCTCTTGAATATATTTATACTTGCCGTTTAAAGGGATGCTGGCAATAATATCCCAAGTTGATCCAAACTCTTTGACAAGCCCAAGTGCGCGTTTAGGGCCAATGCTTGGCACGCCAAACACGTTATCTCCAGTATCGCCCATTAGACATTTAATAGAGATATACTCGTCTTGAGACCACTCGTAGTGTTCCGACCAGTTTTCGTGTGTGACTTCTTTGCGAGTAACATAGGAGAAGCGAGATACGCCTGGACCAACAAGCAAGTCCCAGTCCCGATCGCTGGAGATCAACCAAATATCATCAGTGCTCAGTTTAGATTTTTGCGACACAATATATGCGGCAATATCATCAGCCTCAACACCTTGAAATCGCAATACTGGGTAAGTTGTGATTTCTTCAATGGTCTTGATTGTGGCTAAGAAATCTTCAAAGAAAAGTTCAAACGCAGCTTTCTCGGCATCAGTCTGCTGTTCTTGTTTGTCTTTACGATTCTGTTTGTACTCTGGGCTTAGTGCTTTGCGATAAGAGCTAGAGCCTTGATCGCAAGCAATAATAACGTGAGATGCTTTATAGGACTTTTTAAGGCTGTCTACTGTGCGAATATAGTCAGTGGCAAAGTCTGTGGCACCGCTATGCTTGTAGCGAAATGCCAAGTTTAGTGCGTCCACAATCAGTAGCGTGTTATTCGACTCAGTGGCTTTTTTAAATGTAATACTCATGTGTGTAATCTTGTGGTTAAGTGTATATTATACACTATTAACCATGCTGTTTCAAGTTACAAATTGTGGTTGCTCGTGAAGTAACCAGTCTTCTAGTAGCGCCACAAAGAACTCATGCTCTCCGCAGTTTATAAAAAAGTATCTGTAACGATTAGTTGTAGGCATTTCTTCAAAAGCCACAAATATCTTGCTGCGATTGAATTTAAATATTAGCAGTGGTTGCTTATCTACTTGGTGGCCTTGACGTATACTCTGCTCCCAGAACTCTATTAACTGAGGACTTTTGCCTGTTAGTATTGCACTGGTAAGATGGTCTTCTGCATAACCTTTTACTTCTACGCACCACAGATTAGTTCGTCCAGGTACATAAAGATCACCTTTTAATAAGTGTTTAGGGTCAAGTGCTCCAGAGCCAGGCACTCTTTCCCACCCTAAACCGGTGTGTTTCTTTAAGAGGTCACGTACTGTAGTCTCAGTACGTGCACCCTTGGCTCTAGCGTCAACAACCATTAGTTTTTAGCAGCTCGTGGAGTTGGCTTAACAATAGCTGGCTTAACTACCGGCTGAGTCTCAACAGCTTCACTTGGCGTTTCCACGGTAGGCTCACTCGGCTCAGGACTTGTAGTAGGTTCGGGACTTTTAGAAGGCTCTGGTGTTTGACCACCTTGTACCTCTAAAATTTCAGCTTCGTCTACTGTGTACACAAGACTTCCACCAACTACTTCCAGTGTGGCCAATTCAGCTGCAGTAATATTCATTGCTAAATACACTGGCTGCTTAACACCATTACGAATAATAGTTGCTTTAGCACCATTTTTTAGTTGCTCAATTTTAATCATATTATACCTCAATCTGCGATATGTTGTTGCTTTTAACCACATTTACTTTTTCCAGTAATGGGTGACTAAAGCCATGAGACACTAAAAAGGTATTTAGGTGCTCTTCTCGCAATAAAACTTCAATTAAACGCTCTTTGCCATCAATGTCCAAGGCTTCCACAGTTTCATCTAGGATCAATAAATTGATTCGTGAAGAGCTTAGTGTCTGCATTAGTTTACGGATAGCTAATAGCGTAGCTACGTTTACTCTGGCACGTTCACCACCTGAAAGTGCCAACATTTCAATATCTCGACCATTATCAGTGATAACAACGTTTAGTTTATCACTAGCCGATATTTTAAACCCAATCTGAAATCTACCGTCACTTAGGTCAACCAAGTACTTATTGGTGATTTCTTCAAGGTCTTTAACTAAGCACTCAATCTTATATGCCACTAAACCCGTGGTAGAAAAAGTTTTAGTTAAAACATTAACAATACTCATTCGCTCTGAAAGCTCGTGTAGCTTGTTACTGTAATTTTCTAGTTCTTCGTTCATTTCCACCATTTGCTTGGAAATGATTTCAACTTTTGCATTGTGCGAACTAGCTGCTAAATTATACTTTTCTGTTTTCGCAATAGTATCTTTTAGTGTGGCTATTGCTTTTTGTAAGGCAATAAACTTAGACTCAAGTTCGTCTTTATCTAGTAAGTCTGCTTGAATCGAATCATCAATAAGAGCGTGGTATTGTTCCCACTCTTCCTTGGACTTATTAGCAGATTCCCAAGATTTCATTCGTGTGCTAATATCGGCGCGAATGGCTTCAATTTCTGCGATGCGAGCACTAATACGCGCACTGCTGGATTTAGCAGTATCCTGAATAGTTTGCTGCTCTGCTACTAACTCAGCAATTTTTGTTTCGTCAATCTCTTGCAAACAAGTCGGGCACGTTCCGTGCAGTGCACCAATCTTTTTGGTAAATGCTTGCGAATCACGAATGGTTTTTGCCAGTTCCACAGACTCAGTATTCAACTTGGCCGCTTCAGATACTAATGGCTTAGCGTCTTCAGTTGGTTTTTCTGGAATAGGAAATAACTTGATTCTGCCTTGCAACTGCTTGTAAGTATTGTTCTGTGAAATCTTTTTATTGGTAGATTCAATGTTTTGAATACTGCTGGACAGCTTATCCAGCTCTACCAACATTTCACTGTCAACACTGTCCACAGGCTTTAGCGGTTGTGGAGTTAAGTCAGTACCACTATATTTATTCAACCAGGCATTAACAGTATTAACTTGTGATTGTACACTGGTAATGTCTTTGCTGAGCTCTTGTGCCGTTTGTTTAAAAACTTCTTGCGCCTGAGTGTATTTGCCCAAGTTTAAGATTTCAATCAAAAACTTTTTGCGAGCTGTATCAGGAGCAGTCAAAAACTCTAAACTACCTGCATTTGACTGATAAACAATTTGACTAAATGTTTTGTGGTCAAAGCCAAGAATTTCTTCGATATTTTTATATGTTTGTGTGGCTGTGTGAGCACTAATATCCACACCGTTTTTGTATAGTTTAACTGTTTGAGTTGTTCCGCGCTTAGAGTCAATACGGTACTCAGTACCATCTTTATCAAAAACCAGCCCAATCGTATATGCTTTGTCTTTTACATATCGGTTAAGAATGTCGGCCTTTTTAATTGATTTAGAGTTCTTGTTGAATAAAACTTCTTCAAGAACTAGTGCAATCGAACTTTTGCCATGCCCATTCTTACCTACTAACTGTGTAAGAGCCGCGCTAGAGAAATCAATACGATTATCAGCACCGTAAGAGAAGGCATTAGACCAACTCAACTCTTTAATTGTAATCATTTACAAAATCTTTCTTAGTTCTGGCAATCCGCCTACGTACTCACCGTTTAAGAAAATCTGTGGAACACTGCGAGCACCAGGAACAGCTTCCAGTAGCTCTTGCTTGGTGGCATTTTCACCCAACATTTTAACTTGGTATGGGATACCTTTGATATCCAGTAGGTTTTTAGCTTGATTACAGGCTAAGCAGTTAGCCTGTGACCATACAACTGCAAATGGGCGGTTAGTTGAGTTTGTCTGCATGATTTTGCATCTCCTTGAGAACCCGATCAATGGTAGGTTCTGGTAGTTCTAAGATATAGGTTAAGTACTCTTTCACTTCTTGATCTAGCGACATTTCTGGGTCTAGCATTAGTGCAGAGTCCGTGTCTCGTTTGAGTACTTTTGAGGCGATAAGTTCAGAGTCTTCAAGTTCTCCGAGTTCTTGCATATCGCCCTGCACTTCGTATATTGTATGATCGAAGGTGGTGGCGGAGGCGGTGCTGGCCTCTTCGGCAGTGATCGTTTTCTTGATGAGCTGTGGTAAGTTGAACCCGACCCACTCATGACCAAGAGTATCAACATCAAGGATAATAGCGCCAGTGTCGACTCGCTGACGGTGAAAACTAGTAGTATAAGGACTGCCAGGATAAAGAATATTGCGCTGAGAGTTTTCATAGCTGTGCAAGTCACCTGCTAGAACTACATTCCAGCGATTAAATAGTTCCAAGTCAATTTCTGGTTTTACGTGTGGAGGAATCTCTGCACGAAAATGGCTGCACAATATCTTGCCTTGAAAGTTCATGTTACCATGATTCTTTTCAAAGTCCTTTAGTTTGCAGTAAGGAATAATGTCCAGATCAAAACCTACCAAGTATTCATAGTCATCAACCACTCTAACAAGTGGGTTGAGTCTGTGAGTGCTTTTCTTCAAATAAGTTAAAAAGGTCTGGGCCTTTTTGGTAGCTTCATGATTACCATCAAAGATAATCGTTGGCTTTTTCATGTTTGCAACAAAGTCAAAGTAAAGTTCTACTTCGTCCATTGTTGGCAATCGGTCAAATATATCACCACCAACAATAACTAAATCAGCAGACTCTTGCATTGCTTGAAACTGCTCTATGAATAGCTGAAATCTGTTTTTAGCCCAGTCAACTGGAACATTCTTTTGACCTAGTTTAATATGTACGTCTGCTGTAAATAGTATTTTCATTGTTTTATCAGACAAAATAGCCCGCTAAGCTTTTACGATTAGCGGGCTATGTGTTAATTAACCTAGTTCTTTAACAGCTTCTTGAGCGGCGTCATCGCCAGCATCGCTGTCATCAGTGTTAGTGGTAATTTTCTCCAAGAGTGCTAGAACTTCTGCTTCTGTTGGACGTGGGTACTTTTCGTCAATAGACTTAGCGGCTTCAGCGGCTTCGCGTTCAGCATCGGACAGCTTACGTGGCTTGCAGCGTAGCACGCTCAAGTCGTAGCTGATGTTAAATGCCAGCGGGCCTGTTTTTGTGCGTTTAAACACAACATCCCAGCCAGTATCGTAGTCAGTTGGGTCACCCAAATCTTCAGCAGCGCTTACAATCTGCTCGAATAGTTTCTTTTTAAGGTTAAGTGCTTTGACTTTGCCATCTTTGGGATCAATACAGTTAACTGTATAGCTCCATGAACACTTCAGGTCTGGGAAGAAAGCAGGAACGTGGTCTTTTTCCACATTATCAAACTTTTCTTTGTCACGGCTAAAAGCCAAGCACTCAACTGGAATATCCTTGTTGTTAGCGCCTTTGAGCCAGTAGATGTATCGAGGAAGAACTCCGCCTACCAAACGAACAGTGTTTTCACCGTCTTTGTACTCGTAAGCCTCGACTTTGTTTGATTGTGCTTTGCCTTTTGTGTTTTTGAATGAAATTGCCATTTTTA